CATAGAGGCAATTTTCCCCGTTTTGATATTATTTAACAATATCGACCAATTATTGTTTACACAAATAAATATAAAAAAAAGAGCCGCTAATGCGGCTCTCTTTAAAAAATATATTAAACTAACTATTATAGTTGGTCTAAATCTGAGATTAATACTTTACCGTAGAAATCAGGTCTTACCATTTTCTTAGCATATCTAGTCATAATACCTTTTCTTGGTGTGAACGAAGTCGGGTCATAAACTAGAGGAGTCATGATTAATGGAATGTATGGAGCAAAAACAGCACCAGTTTCAAGGAATTGAGATCCTTTATAACCCATTAATATGATATTTTCTGTCATATATGGATTTTTGTAAACTGTATATCTGTTATTAATTGCACCAATCTTTTGAACACCCATGTTGTATTTATCTGAATCTCCTGCTGAATCAGCTGAGAAACCTGGGATTGATTCTAAGATTGTAGAAACTTTTGGAGAAACTACCATCCAGTTAGCACCACCACGAAGAGTTTTCTGGTGAATTAAGTTACTAACTTTTTGTAATTTAATACCTAAAGTTTGGAACCAAGACATTTTAGTGTAATATACACCTGCATCATTAATTGATGTTGTAAATGTTGGATTAGTACCACCACCTGCTGTGTTGTTAGAACTTGCAACTACGTCTTTTGCAACTGTAGCACTCCAACCTTCAACTGTGTCAGCATTTCTAATTAACATGTCTAGTAATTCAAGATCAATTTCCATTGAAATGTACTCACTTAAGATTGAAGTTAATTCTGCTTCAGCGTCAATTGAATGATAAGCATTAAGATCTTGAGCGAACTCAGGTGTCCATTGTGCTTTCAATTTACGTGTTTTAGCAGCAACTGTGTCAGATCTTAATTGAACATTGATTTCTGGAATTGCTTGAGTAGATACGTTACCCGATCCTGCTGCTGGGAATGCATCTTCAAAGTCACCTCTATCATTTAAGTTATCTGGACCTATAAAGTAATTACCTGTAATTGTAGTTAAATCTACATCATTAGCACCTGAAACTACAAATTCAATAGCTGAAGTTGATGTATTTAATCTTGTAAATTGAGGGAATACTTTTATAATAGCTGAAGCTGAAGGAGTAATTGTAAATGATCTAATTGCTTCTATATCAAAATTAGCCATTGAGCTTGTATGTACTGAGATAGTTTTAACTACTGAAGTAGCACCTGTTGTACCTCCAAATTCACCTGCATGAGAAGCTGAGAATTCAGTGTCTAAGTTTAAAATACCACCAAAAGTAGCTGATGATGAAGCATGTTTACCAGTAGCAATTGCAGCTGCTTCTGTTGTTGTAAATGCTGATTGAGTTTGAGAGAATGCATATTCTCCTGTACCATAAAGACCTTTATCAAAGTTACCGTCAGTTCTTTTAAGATCTGCAGTAGCACCATAAAGTGATTCATTTGCTGATTTAAAGTTACCTGCTCCTCCATATTGGAAGTCTAAGTAAAATATTAAACCTGCTGGTAAATTCATTGGTTGAACTGAAATTAAGTCCTTTGCAACGATTTCACCAAATACTCTTCTTACTAATGGAAGAGCTACACCCGCCCATGCTTCTGAGTTACCTGCGTTAAAAGTAGCGCCTGTACCAGTAGTATTTGCTTCGTTTACAAGCTGTTTAGCTTGATTTTCAAGTAACATTGACATGTTACTTCTTTCTGTTGAAGATTCAATTCCCTCTAAAAGTCCTGATTTTTCCCATTTTCCAGCTAATTTAGCTGATTGCTCGGAAAGAACTTGGTAGGGGCTTGAGCCTTCTAATAAGTTGTTTACTGTGTTCATTTTTATTTTTTTTTAAATGAATTATTAATTTATTTTAATGTTTGCTAGTTTTTGCATTCTAGCCATCATGTCATTTGATTCATTAAGAATTGGTTTCTTTGGAGCTGTAGATGTTCCTGCAGCTTTAGAAGCCATTCCAAAATTTTCTCTGATTGATTTTTTAGGAGTTGTTTTATTTCCTTTAGAAATAGTAAACGTGTCCTTAATTGTTTCATATATTAATTTAGCTTCTTTAACGTTTGACGCATTGTCTAAAGTTTCAACTACACGTAGTTTTTGTGCTTCATTCAAATTGTTTGCTTTAAAGATTCTATTAACATATAATAATTTGGAATTTAACAAATTAACTTCATTAAGTTCAGCCTTAACTGCGTTAAGAGCTTTTCTTGATTCTCTAAGTTCCTCATATGCTAAATCTGATACCAATTCATTTGCGTCTTCTTTAATTCCACTACCTACTGCTCCACCAATTTTAGACATAAATCCAAAGATTTTTTCTAATGCTGATGCTGCTTTTGGGTGTCTTTCTTTAAACGCTGGATCATCAGCTGCTGCTTCAAGAGCGGTTGTTATACCTGCTGCTCCAAATACACCTGCTAATCCTGCCATTGCTGTGAATACTTCTGGTCCTTCTTTTAAATCTTCGTCTTCGTCATACATAGCCATTTCGTCTACGTCATTTTCGTCGTACATATTCATCTCCATGCAATTTCCTTCATTGTTCATTCGCATACCAGGACCGCAAGATCCTTCACCTAAATTGTTAATTTCTTCAAGAAGTACATCTAAATCAAAGTCTTCAGTGGATTCTTTTTTCATTGCTTTGCCAACAGCTTTTCTTCTGTTTGCTAGATATTCATCTGTTTTATCAGATTTACCATCATTGTTAATGTCATCGTCTTCCTTTCCTACTGGATCTAGTCCTTCTTCCATCTCTTCACTATCATCTTCGTCTAATTCTAATTCGCTAAGAATTTCTTCCAAATCAATTTCCTCATCTAAATTTTCTTCTACGTCGTCTTCGTCATACATAGTCATTTCATCTACAGTATCTTTTTCATCTGTATCTGCTTCGTCTATAGTATCCTCTTCGTCCATGTCTACTGTTTCATCTAATTCTACTTCTTCCTCATCTTCTTCTTCATTCAAAGTTTCAGATAATTTAGCAGATAGCATAGATTGTAGTCTAGGTGTAAAAGCTTCTTCTAATGCGGCCTTTGCATTTGCAAGAGCAACTTCACGAACTGCTTTAGCGTCAGCGATAGCTTCTTTTAAAATGTTTTTTGCCATTTTTAAATAGTTTTTTCTCTTTCGAGTCTCGTTAATATATTGTACGGGAAATAAGGTTATTAGGAACCTTAATAGGGTTATAGTAATCAGGGACGGCTTATTGGGAAGCGCGTATGCTCAAACATACATATAACAAGGGGAGGGAAAACAAAAGAGGCGCCGAAGCGCCTCTCTTAATAAAATATGTTAATTAAAACTGTTATTTCTTGTTTGTAAAAAATGATGCTACTAGAATCAATACTACTAATCCTACGAAACCACCGTTACCAAATCCATTTACTAATGAAGTTAGATTAGCGATTACATCCATTCCAAATACAGATCCGCCTGTTAAAACGAACCAAAGGATTGATACTGGAATTAAAGCCATAAATAATGCTCCTAATCCCCCTAAAAATCCACTTACTGTTGAAAATACTTTTTCCATTTTTCTAATGCCTGTTACCAGGACTTTTTTAATTAATAATTGTTTAAAATTTGTAAGACAAACCTAAGTTGAAAGTACCATCTCTTTCACCATTTTCATCTTCATTTAAACCCATACTGTAGTTAGGTTCAACACAAAGACCTTTCCACACATCGAAAGAATAACCAAGTCCAACTGTTAAGTTGTCCATCATTTCTTCTGTTGGTGCTTGTACTGAAACGAACATATTTGCTTTCCAGTTGTAACGGCCCCATAAATCGTAAGAAGTTTCGCCTTCAGCGTCTTCTCCCGCTTTTACTAAACCAACAATACATTTATCGTTTACTAAGTATCCGATACCCATGTTGTTAGTTAAGCTAGTCATTTCCCATTCTGCTCCATCTTCTGGTGCATTATAAGTTGTAACTACCATAAATTGTGCTGATGCCGCAAATGTCGTTAGAATTGCTACAGCTAGTGTCATAATTAAATTTTTCATAATTTTTGTTTTAGTTAATAATAATTTTAATTGTTGAAAACGAGAACGGCTGACTACCATTCTTGTGCTTTTGAAGTACCTTAGTACTTTATGTTTTTTTTAATCTCTCATAGGAGTTAATTGTTTTTATAACCTTTATTGTTTGCCATACGTATAAAAAAAATCTGGAAAAACCAAATTTTTTTGCTAGAATCTTGTATTTCTTGTTCTATTGGGATTTCCTATAGGTTGTTGTTTTTCCATACCACTTGTATGGTTCCCCATAGCTCCGTAACCTACATTTTTATTGTTATAATATTCCATTTCTGATTCATCGTCAGCAAATGATCCTCCACCCATACGTTGAGAAGGTATACTATTACCATCACCAGCATTTCCTCCACTAGATCCAGTGCCCATGTATTCTTTTATTACACTTTGTATTAATTCTCTAAGTTGTTCCTTAGTCATTTAATTGTTTATTTATGTATTTTCTTTTAGCCTTAGCTGCTGTTTTAATTTCTTTAGTAAATTTTTCTTTATCTATACCTCCTACCCACTTTTCAACAACACCATCTTCTGACACAAAGTTTGAATTAGATATATTTATAGCAGATAATAAAGTTGATTCTAATTCATCTAAAATATCTATACTATTTTTTCCTTTTATTTTATTTTTATAATCTTCATATTCTCCTCTAACTCTTAATTTACCTTCAAAATCAATAACACAATCATAACATTTTTTATTTATTTTATAATGGGGTTTGTCTAAACGTTTTTTCATTACATTACCACATTCAGGACAACACAAAGGCATAAATACTTCTTTTTTAATAGCATCTAATTTAGATATTGTTTGTTTTATACCATTTTTAATTGTCCATGTTTTTCTTCCTTCAATCCAAACATCACCTTCTTTATAGTCTTTTTGTTTAGTACTATAACCTATTTGTGTACTTGTAGATGCGTCAGTTTTACCCATAATTAAATTACGAGCTCTGTTTACATCTTTTTGTTTAAATTCTTTTTTTAACATAACTTATTTTTAATCTATACTTCTACCTAATCCTTGATCTCTTTGCATAGCTGACATTTTTCCTTTAATAAATCCATCTCTTGCATCATTAAAATCATCATCAGCTACAAATACTTTGTCAAACCAATTTTTTCCTTCATCATTGAATACTATTTCAACGTTTCCAAATCGTCTACTTACTTTATTTTTCCAATCCTCTAATGCTGATAAATCTCCTATTGCCATCATAGTATCATCTAAATTAGGAAATGAAATACTATCTTCATAATAAGGTTCACCTGTTTGAGGACGAGTAAATTTTTCTTTTTGGTAATTATTAGGGAATGAGTTTTTAAGTGTTTCAAAATTTAAATCTTCTAAGCTGATTTTAATTTCTCTATTTTCATCACCATCCATTTCATATAGAGATTTAATACCTGCTAATTGTTGGAAACGTTCTGTTAGTAGTATTTTTTTCATAGCTATAATCTACAAACACCTGTATTGTCACATAAGATATCACGCACAATATTATTTACATTAGTGTATTTATATTCAGGTAATTTATTTTTAATTTCATTAAGACTTACATTAGTTTTAGGTGCCATAAATGCCCCATGTGTAGATGGTGTTGAAACAAAATCCCAACATAATAATTCAAAATCATCTTGTACTTCAACTGTACCTTCCATCATGTTTTCTTTTACTGAACCCATACCACGAGATGAAATACCAACTGTAATACCAGCTGCAAATAATGCTTTCAATATATTTCCCGCAGGTGTACTTAATATTTCTACATCTCCCATTACATCATCTCCATCCCACCAACATCTTTTAATTGTATGAGAAACATTTTGTAAATTAATTACAGAACTTTCTGGATGATCTAATTCACCCATTGCTCTATTTTCAGTTACTGGGCCCTTCATATATTCTTCAACTTCTCTTTTTAAAATTTCTGTAGGGTAAACTCTACCATTTTGGTTTTTAGCTTCAGCTCGTTGTAAAATACCAGATACTATTAAAGTTTTATTTGCTTTAATAGATTGTTCTGCTAGTTGTTTATCTACTTGAAATGGTCTATATTCTGTTAATAGCATATTATTTCTTTTTTTTCTTTTTAAAAGCGTTTGGTGTCATATATCCTGCACCTGATCCTGCAGTAAATGAAGCACCTGTTCCTATCATACTTGCTTCTTCTAAATCATCCTCATATGTAGCAGAATCTCGAAGAGCTACTATTGCGAGAATTAAATCATTTAAATATTCTGTTCCATCTTTTTTGTTTCCTTCTTCTATATCTTTTATAAATTCATCAATGTAATATTGAATTCCAGAATCTAACTCTTGATATGCAGGACCACGTCCAAACATATCTCCTTGAGAATTCATTTTATTTAAATCTTCATCTTCTTTTAAATCTTCTTTATGGAATAATTCTTCACTATCTTCGTTATGAGGATTTTGAGTCATAAGTTTACCATTTGGCATTTTATGTGTTTTACCAGTCCATTCTTTACCATCTTTTGTATAATGCTTTACACCTTCTTTTTCAAATAAACGTTGTTTAATTTGGTTGGCTTGCCAATCATGTATGTTAAATGGTTTTTTCATTATTTTTTATTGTATTCGTTTGGATATGATTTTCTAATATGTGTCCTAAATTTATTATATAATTCTTTTAATTCTTCAGATATTTTGTATAATACAATATCATCTGGGTTTTCTTCTGCTAGTTTATTTAAATCAATTGCTTCAGCTTCTAAATCTGCTACCATTTTACCAAAAGAACGTTTATATACTACTTTAGATTTTACATTTCCTGTTTCTGAATCTGCAGGTTCATCTACTAAATAAAAATCTTTTTCTTTACTTTTACCTTTATTTCCTCTAGCAGGATCTCTATCTGATTTTAATTCATTAAAAACAGATTCTTTTATATTATATATTTCTAAAAGACTAACCATGGATTGTTTTTAACTCATTTACTAATTCATAATAGTTAAGTAAGTTAATAACATTATCATCATTTACAGATGATTTTTTAGATAATGGTTTGATAAGATCTTTTGTTTCTTGTAATTTTATTTCTATTGCCTTATCCTCAACTTTTTTAGAATATTTTGTAAGTGTTTTTTTAACTTCTTTAATTTCTTGGTTGATGTAAGATTTAAGAGCAGGACTGTTAGTAACACTGTTAACATATTCTTTTAGTAATGTTTTTTGGTTATCTTGTAAACCACTATATTTGTCATTAAATTTTTCAAGTATAACTTTATACGTAAGTAATCTTGTATCTTTATCTTGTTTACTAAAATTTTCTAAGACAACATTCTTTTTAATATTAGGTAATTGTTTTCCCGTAATATGTTCTAAAATAGTTGTTTTAGAATCAACTATAGATAATGGTGTAGCTTCTTTATTTTCTAATAAGTTAAAAATAGATGCCATTACTTTATAATCTGTGATTTTAGCTTTAAAAAAATCATTTACATTATACGTGTCTCTAATTTCTTTAATTAAATTATACTTTTCTCTTCTTAATTGACTTTTATTTAACTTTTCATGTACCTCTATCAATGTTTCAATTAACATTGTAGCTTGACTATCTTTATTGTATTTTTGAGTAGCTAGAGTATGGTATATTTTATACTCTTTTAACAATTCTGTTTTTTTATTAAAATGTTTTTTTAAAAAAGACAGGGATTTTGGATGATTTCCTGCAATAGTATCAGAGGTTAACTGTCTAGTTAAAAGCTCAAATAATATTCCAGTATTTTTATACTTAGAATGTTTTACTTTCATTTTTTATAAATTCGAATTTATCGTATATAAATATAAACCTATTCTTGAGGCTTAATATTTTTTTCAGATAACATCCCTTTATTATTTTCTTCTTTTAAAATTTGCTTTTTATTACGAATTTTTTGAAGAGATTTTTTAAGCTGTGCTGTTTCAAGTGTTGAAATTTTATTTCCATCTGATAATTTTTCTATTTTATCTGGAGCTAATCCTGTTTTTCCTAATGGATCTCTACTAAAGTTACTCTTATCAGATTGGTATCTTTGAGGTCGTTCTACTGGTCTACCTGGATCTTTTTCATCATATCCTGTAGGGACTTGAGCTGGTCCTACCGATTTATCTCTTTTATTACCATATAATGATGCTAAATCATGAGGAGTACCATAAGAAATACCTGATTCTACTGGATCATTTCCTTCATTTTCAAGTTGGTTAAGTCTAAAAGAATTCATTGAATCTTCAAGAATTTCTTCTTTTTGTTGGTTATATTGATCTGGTGATAAACCAAATACATTTTCATAAACCCAATCTTTACTCATTATTTTACCATCTATCATTTGTTGAGCTACAGCTGTTTTAGAAGTAAATAATTCTATTTTTTCTTGTTCATAAATAATTGATGGGGTAGTTAATTCTAAAGAAAAATCAACTAAGTCTTCATCATTAAAACCTTGTGAATATAAGTGTACTAATGCAATTTTAGTTAATTCAGATTCTACAATTCTTTGAACACGTTCAACTGTACGAGCAAAACGGATGTCCATACCTGCTAGTGTTGATTTTCCTTCTACTCCTTCCTCATAACCTAAAAATGGTTTAGGAATTTTAAGAGCAGCCATCATTTTATTTTTTAAATATTCAATGTCTGTTGTTCCATCATAATCTAGACCTTTTGTAGTATCAATACGAGTTGATGTATCATTATTTCTAACAGGTATATAGAAATCTTCTGTCATATTTTGAACATTAAATTTCATATTATAATCTCCTGTTGCTTGATCTATATGAGGAGTTTTTTTCATTTTATTCATGGTTTGTTTCATGAATGTTTCTATTTGTGAAGATTCAATAGATCCCACATTTACATAAAATATTCTTTTTTCAGGTGCTCTCATAATTCTATGAATTAACATAGCATCTTCCATTAACATTAATTGTTTAAATACTTTTCTAGATGGTTCTAAATAAGATCTACCGTAAGGAAGATAATTTGAATCTGTAAGTAATCTAAAATGGGCAACTTCATAATTTTCTAATGTAAATTGGTCTCGTCTAATTGTATTAGTTGCACCACTAGCTAAACCATTTGGGTCCATTGTAAAACGAGTGTAAGATGGATTATCAGGATCAGTTCCTTCTTCTCTTACTACTTCATAAGTTGAAAGAGGAATAACATTATAAACACCAAATTTTTCACTTACCTCCATTTTTAAATAAAAATCTCCATATTTACACATATTTCTAATCCATGTAGCTAAATTAAATTCTATATTTAAAACATCATAAAATAAATTATGTAATACTTTTCTTACATTTTCATTTGAAGAATTTACTTTTAAAACATCACCATATTCATTTCTTGTAGTTGTTTCATCACTTATAATATCTAATGCTGATGCAATAATAGGGTCATGATCCATAGCTTCATAATCACTATAAAGCTGAAGTCGCATTGACTGATAATTTAACGTAGGATTATACTGTAATGATGAACCTTTAGGTTTATGCATACGAGTAAATCTGTCATAAAGTGAATTTGTTGCTAGGTTTCCATATTTTTGGATCCTACCTGTATCCATAATTTTAAGTTGTTTTCCCCCAACGTTACGAATAATAACATCATTTGAAAATAACCGTTTTAATCTTGTAAAAATACTAATATCTTGTGCCATCTTGTTGTTTTTTAATACATATTAAAGAAGCCAAGTTAAATCTTGTTCTCCTTGTTCTCCTAAATCTTGTGTCCATCCTGTGTTTTTCTTATCTACACCTCCAGTAAAAATACCTGGGGTAGTATCTCGTTGCCAATTTGTTACTGTGGCTCTTGTTATATCTAATCCTTGTTGAGCAAATTTAAGTGCTGTGTCTCTTACATAACAAGCTGTTGCTAAAGACATTACTAAATCATCATTATATCCTCCTTGTGCTTCTGGTTTTCCATTTAACCAAATAAAAGTTTTCATTTCTTCTAATGTTCTTTTTCCTTGAATAGTAATTGCTTTATCTTTTAAATATGCATCTAACTTTCCTATTACTAATGGTCTTGTTTTCATTGACATTGTAAAACCAGGAACCATTTTTGTTGTGTCTGTTATATCGTATCCTTTAGCTAAGAAAGAATCTGCATTTGTTGCTGCGTCTCCCTTTGGTGAATAATATAAATTTTGATAGCCCTTATCAATTACTACTTGAATAGTATTCCATCCTATGTTAGCATTTTCAATTACAAGTAATGCATTATTATATTCAGTTGCTATTGCAACTAACATATGACCAAATTCTTTAGTACCAATTTGACCTTTAAATTCACCAATTTGTTTTGATTCTTCAATGTCTATAATGTGAAAAGCAGAATAATCTTTACTATCACCACGAGCAACATCTGCTGTTATTATATATTTTCTTGAATAATCTGGATATTCCCAAATATGTAATCCTCCTTCTATACCCCTTTTTTCTAAGGGATTACATATGTTAGTTTCTTCAATAAATTTCATAAGTTCATTTTCAAAAACTGTATGTCCTGATGTTGTAAAATCACAATCACATTCCTGTGCTGCCATTCTTAAACCTAATTCATCATCCTGTTTGTCTCTCCATGCTTGGTTTCTTTCTGGATGTACTGACCAGTGTAATTTAATAGGAACAAATCCATTTGTTCCTTCTTCTGCTTTAGTCCACATTTTATGGAAAAAATTACCCGTTCCATTTGGTGTAGATAGTACAATTGCTCTACCCCCCGTTGATAGTGTTTGTTGTGATGAACCCCAAATTTCATCTATTTTATTTGTTTCAATAAAAGCAGCCTCATCAATAATTAATAAAGAAATTGCTTCTGACCTACCAGCATCACTTGCTGCAGACACTGCTTTAATTTGAGAACCATTTTTAAGTCGTAATGCTAATTTATTATTTTCTGTAAAACCAATTTGTAGCCAAGAAGGTAATTCATCATACATAAATTTTACCTTTGTTACTAAGTTTTTTGCTGTGTCTTGTTTAGTTGCAACAACTAATATTGCTTTATCTTTTTGAAATATCATCATCCACAATGAAATACCTGCGGATAAAGTAGAAATACCTAACTGACGAGATTTAAGGATAATACTCCTATCATGTTTTTGAAGTAATCTTAAAGTACCTTCTTGAAAAGGATATAAATTAAATTGTACACGGCCTCTTGTTGGGTGTTGAATCCAACAGTATTTTTTCATAAAATATACAGGATCTTTAGCACATTTAATGTACTCCTGCTTTATGATTTGTTTTATGTTTGATTGAGCCATATTATATATTATACATATTGAGCTACTGAGTTTTTAACTTGCTCTACACGTTCTTTTACAGTACCACTAATTGTAATAGTATTACCTCTAAACATCTGTATTATTGATTTTATTTTTTTATCAATTGCATCTCTATATTTTGCATCAGTTTCCCTAACTCCATTGTCTTCTATTTTAACTCCTTCAGGACTAACATAAAATAAAATATCATAATCTTTTATTAAATAAAATAAAGTTGCGCTTAAATAATGTTTTTCATGTGCTTTCATAGATTTAGATAATTCACAAAATGCCATAACATCAATAACTGTTCTATCAGTAATAATTTTTTCTTGCATTAATTCAACTGCTCTTTCAGAAGCAAAAACTAATTGTCCCTTTAATGTGCTATCTGTGTTTAATGGTACACCTAAATCCATTAAATGTTTAGAACGTTCTGTTCTAAAATGATAATCTTTAAATTCGGGTAATTCTTTTAAAGCATTTACTAATGTAGTTTTTCCTACACTCATTGTTCCACAAAATCCTATTCTCATATTTTAATTTCTATGGTTTTGTCCTTTAGCAGCTGGTTTTTTATACCAAGGTAAACCTTCTTTACCCTTCATTATTTCATTCCATGTTTCATAATCATACTCAATACCATTTAAATAATATTCTTTTCTTTTTTGTTCTTTATTAATTAAAGCTGGACCCTCTTCGTCATGAAATACTACTCTGTCACCCATTTGTAAAACACGAGCTATAGTTTTAGTGCCATCTTCTTCAATTTTAGAAACTCTTCTTACTTTGGCTTTAGGATTAGACCATTTTTTTATATTATGGATTTCTTCAGCTAACGCCTCTGCTTTTTGTTCTTTTGTTAAATTCATTGTTTTAATTTATTAGTGTTTTCTTTAGGCATTGTTAAACCCCCTATAAGATTTTCATGCATATCACCCATTTCATGTGGTTCTTTATTATTAGCAGGATCATTTAAAAAATCATTTACATCCTTATCTAATATTAATATTTGTTCTGCTACTAATGTTCCTTGTGCTCCTGATACTGTAATACCTCTTGCTGACAATGCATCACCTACAAAATGAACATTAGGAAACCTAATTAAACTTAAATTATTGTAATTAACTAATGGTTCTGGTGATAAATATTTTACTTCAGGCATATAAATTCCCCAATCTTTACCTAATGTTGGAAATACTTTTTCTAAATCATTAATAAAATCTTCAATGTGTATTGCATAATCTCCAATAGCATCGTATAAAATATCTATACTATCTACAACATGGCATTCTACATAATCTCCTTCTGACGTTTTAGAAGGTACTCTATGTGATGGAGAATAAAACATTCCTACACCTTCATGTTGTAATTTATCTACTGCTTTTCTTGACCAATCAAATGGGTTATCAATGTCTCTAATTTCCATTAATATACCAAAATTAGTCATATTATTTCTATATGCTTCGTCTTTCTTAGCATGTCCGTTGTAACTAACATCACCATAAGTGTGTTCAGCTGCAACATAAGCTGCGTTGTTATTTGTACAAAATGATCTTAATGATACGCCTTTTTCTTCGAATTTTTGATATAATTTAAAGTCATAACTAATGTCAATTAATTTTTGAAAATGTTCTTGAGGTGCTTCAAAACGCACACCAATTTGTACTGACTTAGGTTCTGTAGGTAATTCATATTTTTCAGCTAATTGTTTTCCAAAATCAATGCCTGATTTACCTACGCCAAATATTAATGTATCATAAGGCATTACATATTGATCTGTGTGTACTTCTCTATTATCAAAATTAATATCAGTTACTTTAGTTTCCCATATAAATTCTACACCTTTTTCTACCAAATAATCGTGCCAATTCTTGCCAATTTCATGTAGATAATCGGTTCCAACATGCCATACGGGGAATAATCTTAAACCAAAATGTGGTTTGATAAAATCGGGTTCTTCTTGGGGATCTGAACATTGTAC